AAACAATTGAATATGATATTGCTGATACAATAAAAAATGCCAACACAACATACAATGATATGTTGGACAAAGGTATTGCTCCAGAATTAGCAAGAATGGTACTGCCACAAAACATGATGACCGAATGGTATTGGACAGGTAGTTTATATGCATTTGCTAGGGTTTGTGAATTAAGATGTGCAGAAGACACGCAAGAAGAAACAAGAATTATAGCAAATTCAATTGATGTGTTTTGTAATGAAGAATTTCCATATAGTTGGAAATACTTGCGAAATAGAGATTAATATAGTATAGTAATAATATGGCAACAGTATACACAGACGATTTACAGAAATTATTTTTAGAATTTATGGTCACAGATCCTGAATTATTTGTCAGGGTGCGTAATATTATTCAACCTGAATACTTTAGTAAAAAATATGTTGAAACAACAGCAATGTTTGTTGAGTACACTGAAAAGTATAAATCATTACCCACAGTAGATCAAGTCAAAGCAAAATGTGAAATTGATTTAAAACTGGTACCAGACATTGATGAATCACAGAAAGATTGGTTCTTAGATGAGTTTGAAACTTTTTGTAGACACAAAGCACTTGAAAAAGCCATTATTGAAAGTGCTGACATGTTAGAAAAAGGAGACTACGGTCCAGTTGAAGAAAAAATTAAAAATGCAGTCAGAGTTGGATTGACAAAAGATCTTGGAACAGATTATTTTGAAAATCCCAAAGCAAGATTATTATCTTTGAAAGATAACAATGGTACAATTAGTACAGGCTGGAAAGCATTAGATAAAAAATTGTATGGTGGATTTAACAAAGGTGAATTAAACATCTTTGCAGGATCATCTGGTGCTGGTAAAAGTTTGTTTTTACAGAATTTAGCACTCAACTGGATATCACAAAAAATGAATGTGTTGTATTTTACATTTGAGTTGAGTGAAGAATTAAGTTCAATGAGAATTGATTCTATGACAACAGAAGTACCAAGCAATGAAATTTTTAAAAAGATTGATGATGTTGATTTAGAAGTCAGAATGCAGAGCAAAAAATCTGGTAAGTTTCAACTGAAATATATGAGCAGTGGGTCAAGCACTAATGATTTGAGATCATATTTGAAAGAATATCAAATACAAAAAGGAGTAGCACCCGATGTTGTATTAATTGACTATTTGGATCTTATGATGCCAATTAGTAAAAAGATATCACCAGCAGACATGTTTTTAAAAGATAAATTTGTATCAGAAGAGTTACGTAATTTTGCAGTTGAAAATCAGTTTGTTTTGGTTACTGCATCGCAACTTAACAGAGGTGCTATTGAAGAAGTAGAATTTGACCAAAGTCATATTGCAGGAGGTATTAGTAAAATTAATACTGCTGACAATGTTATTGGTATTTTTACAAGTAGAGCAATGCGTGAGCGTGGAAGGTATCAAATTCAATTGATGAAAACTAGAAGTTCAGGCGGTATAGGATCAAAAATTGATTTAGGATTTGATATTGATACATTAAGAATTACAGATTTAGATGAAGATGCTGAAGTAAATCAAGCGGCAATAACAACAGCAGATGCTTTAACGTCAGCAATTAAGAAAAGAACTTCAACAGTGTCAACTAACAAAACTGAAAATGTTGTTGTGGCAGAACGTACAGAAAATGCAAAAAATTTAAGAGATTTATTGAAATCACAAAGTGAATTATTCAGCGACGAATAACATCATAAAATGATTGTAAATTGATAATAAATAATTGTATGATGAAAAAAAATACACGTTCTATACTGGAAGAAATTAGTAGAGTAGTACCACATGCGGATGTACATAATTTACTTGAATCAAGAGCCAGTCATGTGATATCTTCAGCAATAAATTTAACAAAAATGATATATGAATCGTATGATGAATCCACAGCAGATGATTTAGTAAAAAGATTAATAAACAGTATTAAAGCACAAGATCCAAGAAAATTTGAACGTGGTATTAAGAAAATAATTGAATCAGATGAAAGCAAATGAACTTAATTTATCAGAAGACACTAATCTTCATCTTACACATCTTGAAGATCTTGCTTTGTTCCAAGGAAAGCAAGGTGCTGAAAAAGCCATTGCATTTTTAAAAAATTTAGCCGATCTAGCCAAAACGTCAAGCCCAAAAAAATATAATGTCACACTCAAATGGGATGGATCACCAGCAGTGTTTTGTGGTACAGATCCTAGCGATGGTAAATTTTTTGTAGGTACAAAAGCAGTTTTTAACAAAGGTGCTAAACTTAACAAAAGCATCAAAGACATTGATATCAATCATCAAGATGCCAAAGAACCTGGTGATAAAGCAGATTTACGATTAAAATTAAAAAAAGCATTTATTGGATTATCAAAGTTAGGCATTGAAAATGTATTACAAGGTGATTTGCTTTTTACATCTGACAGTTTAAAGACTATACAGCATAAAGGACAATCGTATGTTGCATTTAAACCTAACACAATAACTTATGCAGTGCCTAGTAATTCAAACCTAGCACAAGAAATTCAACAAGCAGATGTTGGTATTGTGTTTCATACATCATATTCGGGTAGTTCATTAGAAACAATGAGTGCAAGTTTTGAAGTTGATTTATCTGCATTGACAAGAACAAAAGAAGTATGGTTCGATGATGCTTATATTAAAGATTTTACTGGCATAGTGAATTTAACTACAGGTGAATATCAATCAATTTCAAATGCAATTAATGATGCTGAAAAATATATACAACAATCACAGAATATATTTTCATTTTTAGATGCTTCTGAATTAGGAAAAAAATTAAAAGAATATATTCATGCAAATCACAACAATATGGTAAGAGCAGGAACAATAGAACAAGATCCTGCTAAATTTTTTGATGGATTTGCAAAAGATTATGAACAACGTATTGAAAAAGAAATTGCCAAATTAAAAACTGGTAGAGAAGGTCTTGCAGGACAAAGAAAATTGTTAGCATTAGAAAATTGGAAAAAAGTTTATTACAGCAACAAAGCAAACATTGAGGCATGGTACAGTTTGTGGTTAAAACTGTCAAGTATAAAAAATACATTGTACCAAAAACTAAGAAACATCAAATCAATTGATGCATTTGATCAAGAAGGCGACACATATAAAGTTAGAGATCAAGAAGGTTTTGTTGCAGTTGATCACATTGGTAATGCTGTGAAGGTTGTAGACAGATTAGATTTTTCAAGAAAAAATTTTGCAAAAGAAAATTTACAGTTGGTTAATGATTTAACTGAAAGCAGAGCTTTTAGATCCCGACAAGATGTTGGTAATTACACAGCCAAAGAAGTTGGAGAAATAATTTATGTTTATTGTCTAGCACTGACAACATTAAAAAATGAATTTAAATATAAAAAAATAGCCAGAGAATATGCAACAAGAACTATGAGTTATGGTGATTTTGATTATTTTAGAACAAATGGCACAGATTTATATTTGCTGATTCACAGTTTAATTGGATCAGGAAGTATTATACAATTCAAAAACAAAAGTGCAAGTGACTCATATGTTGAAAGATTATCTAACAACAAGTTTTTTCTTTTAGACTTTTTAAATTATCTTGAAATGACAGAAGTAGATAATTCATTAGCAAACAGATTGCTTTTGAAATTAGAAAAGCAGTTTAACGTGTCATCAGCACAGTCTAAAAAAATTAGAAGAGAATTATCAATGTACGATTTTCTCAAAATAAAAGACAAAGCAAATATTGTCAATTTAGTATTACATCAAATCAGAAATTATGTACCAAGAAGTGAGCTTTACAGACCTTTACAAGATATGTTTAGAGAAAGACGTTTAGTTAATGAACCTCGTAAACAGTTAAAATTAAGAAAAAGTGTGGCACCCGGTGCAGTTTAATGTATACCTATAATCAGAACAAACAAACATATATCAAAATAGCAGAAACTTTAGAAATTTACAAGTTGTCTACTAAAATTCCATTGTCATACAACAATGACAAAACAGACCAGTTGTCTGAAAAAGATTTTGATCATATCAAGCAGTTGATTTCTATATATGGTAAAATACTTTTTTTTACAAAGCCTGCATTCAAAGACAGTTTATATTCATTTAAATTTGGTGTTGAACAAGAAAATTTGTTCAAACAAGGCGATAATCCAGTGGGTGTGCTACAGCAAAGATTAGACAAAATCATCCTTTTTAATGATACTATAAATACATTGGGTAATAATATAAATACATATATTACAAAGGAGCATTGAAAATGGAAAACAAACCAGCACCCAAATCTGAACCAAAATCTCAGTTAACCAAAGATATTGAATCAGAAAGTTTAGAATTTCATGTGGCAATTTCACGTGAAAGACATGATGAAATCAGTGCAAGGTTTGATAGAGTTGATGCTCGTATGGAAAAAATAGAATTAAACATGGAGAAAGGGTTTTCTAAAATAGAAAAAATAATTATGTGGTCAGTTGGAACTATGTTCTTTACTATGATTTCTATATATGTTTCTACTTTGATAGTCCCTTTATTACAATAGTATGCTGATTGCTGAAATAGGTACACCTCAAATATATGGAAAATACAAATCCAGTATCAAACGAAGATTTCGTTGCCAAGCAGGTCCTCGTAAAGGAAGAATTGTAGCAGATCCTTCAACTTGTACAGCACCAATCAATCTAAGAAAACGACAGCAGTTCAAAGCAACTAGAAGAAAATTATCTACAATACAAGGTAAAAGATCTACCTATACAAAAAAATACAATCCAACATCTAAAGTTGTTAAAAACTTAAATAGACAGATTAAAAGAAGTAAACCCACTTTCAAAAAATCCGGAAAAAAGTAGTGCAAACAGTTGAAGAAATTCATCTAGATGTAACTAGTCATTGCAATGCCAAATGCCCTGGATGTGCTAGAAATAATAATGGTGGTGAAACAGTATCTTGGTTAAAATTACATCACTTGGATTTAAAATTTTGGGATAATTTTTTAACTGATATTAAAAACAAGTTTCAAATTAAAAAAATATTATTCAATGGTAACTATGGTGAACCAATTATGCATCCTAACCTTATTGACATCATTAAAATTTTTAAAAAAAATTATCCTGAATCAGTAATTCGAATATCAACAAACGGAAGTTCTCGTAGTTCAGAATGGTGGCAAGAGTTAGCTTCTGTTTTAAATGACAGTGATTTTTTTCATAATGTACAGTTTGCTGTAGATGGGTTAGAAGATACTCATTCAATATATAGACGCAATACTGACTTTAATAAAGTAATTAAAAATATGAAAACTTTTATTGAAGCAGGGGGTATAGCACAAATGTTTACTATATTATTTGCTCATAATCAGCATCAGATTAATGAACT